AAGCTTATCCATAAGTACGTCATACATCGCCGACTGCAAGAAGTCGTTCGTGATTTCCGGAGATTTGCGGAAATAGTTGCCGTCCTCACTGGGCGTACCATATGACAGCGCGACGATTTTCCTTACGATGTCGAACATTTTCATGATGTCCTGCTCAGCAACGACATAAGACATATAGTCAGAGCTGAACATGGGATCCTTCTGGACAAGCTCGATTACTTCCTGCTCAGACAGGTTAAAATAGAGCGTGGCTTTCTTTTCGTTTCCAAGAAAATCGTTAAACTGAATCTCAGTTCTAAACATTTTGAATTCTCCTTTCAAAAGAAAAGGGCGCTCTGTTTAGAACGCCCTCGCTGGTATGTTTTGTAGTTCTGCTGGCTATCATGCAGTGACAGTAACAGAACAGGTGTCTGTATAGTCGGTGCCGTCAATGGTAATCTTACCTGTGATCGTAGCAGAGCCTGTCGCAATGCCAGTCACAACACCGGATTCGGACACGGTAGCCTTGGTAGAGTCAGATGTGCTCCATTCAATCTCCGCAAGTGCCGGAACGACAGCTGCATTGATGATGAAGGACTCACCGACTTCAACAGAAGCAGATACCGGAGTCAGAGTGATGCCAGTTTCAGCGCTGCCACCGCCAACGATGGCGACGATCTCGTCCGGAAGCGGAAGTCTCGGCGCAGAATTAGCAGTACCATACAGGATGTCCTCAAGCAGAGCCAGTTTGGCTGCCGGGATCTTAGTAGAATCGATCTTCAGCGACGCGGTCGGTTTGTAACCAGCCACATCAACCGGGGTCGTAGTAACATCCCAGGAAAGGGTCTCTGCTTCCGGATTGTCATTCACGGTGGCATGACTTCTCTCCGACGGGGATGCCAGACAGTTATACGCAATGTTGATGATGTAACCATACTTGGTTCCCTGCGTGTCGTTGCCAAGCATCGAACGATAACAGAAGCCAAACATGGCACGATCCTGCTGACCGATGGATACGCCGCTAGCGATCTCAGCAGAGCCGTCGCAAACATCGAACTCGTCCGGAGAATCATACGCCTCAATCGAGTAACCGTATTCCTCGGCAGACATCAGATTCAGGTACTTAATGTTGTCCGCATACAACGGGCTGGGTTCTGCTCCACTAGGGCTCTCGCTGACTGTGGTAAGACCATTCCAGGCCACACCGTTCTTAAATTCACCGGCTTTATACTGGTAAAGAACGCCACGGTCTACGCCGGTACCATAAGTTCTCTTACCAACTTCATCCCATCTAAGTTTACTCATAGTTTGTTTCCTCCTTAATAATAAATAAGAAACACGTCGTGGTTTAAATTATTTGCTGTATAGTGCCTGTTAAATCGGCACATCGGCAGTAACGATACCTTCTGCACAATCTCGCTATCAGGATCGGGATCGATAACGGTCACCTGATAAGCAACGTCCTGTATGTAGACGCCGTTGTTTGCACTGGAGTTATCTATGCGCTCCCGCTGATAGCGAATGCATGGGTATTTCATGCTTATAGATGCTGGGGGCTGAAAGTATACGTTTGGGCAGATTCTTCTGAAAATATCACCGAGCTCAGGACGTCGGTCCATTGTAAGCACCCCCTAGCGTGAGAATCAGACGAGGACGCTCCACTGTTACATTCGTAACTTTCCAGAACGTCCCCATGTATTCTGCGAAGCGCAGTGCGTGGAAGTTTTCCGTGGCGTAGGCGTCAGCGACAACTCGAATTTCATTGTTAATGTTCAGATCATCATTGAGCTTATCTGAAGACTCGTAACGTCTGGAAATCCTTGTAACATCGCCTTTCATCGGATGCTTCGTAACGCGCTGCACCCATACGTCAGGTTTCGTTTCAACGTCGTGAACAAAACCGATCACGCCATAGTATTTTGCCATGTCATCAGCCTCCGACGATCATAGATCCGACTACGCCCGTCCCCACCAGACTGGATGAAGACTGGTCGATCATTCCCCCACCACTTCCTCGATAACGATCGCAGAATAGATCTTAGTCAGAGCGCCAGACAGTCTGGTCTCAAGCAGGCTCTTCTGTTTATTGAAGTCGATATCGAACTGGGTGAAGTGCGTCACCTGACCACCCTTGGTGGAACCGAGGCTGTAGTCAGCAAGGTTGACGATGATCGCATCCAGCTTCTTCTCGACCTCGACGCCGTCAACGATAACCTTTCTGGTCTTGTTGGCGAACTGCTCAGCAGTGTAGATGTTGCCGACGTTCAGCGCAGTAGCCAGCTCGGACTTGGAACTGAAGATCCTGCGGCCGTTCATGTCGCGGGACAGCAGCATCACGTTCAGCATATGCGGGGTGATGAACATATCCGGCGTGCCAGTGCCACGGAAGTCCTCGCGGGCGTACAGCACAGTCTGAATCATGGATTCCGCAGCAATATAATTCTCACCAAAGTAAGAGCCAGTCTCACGGCCCTGCAGCTCATCAGCCATAGCGGCAAGATCCAGGTCTTTATGGATGACATACAGATCGTCGTCTGTCCAAATCGGTCTGATGTGCTCCGGGAAGATCTTATCCGGATCGGTATCCTCTCTGCCATCACCAAGCATGATTGCCGTAGCGAGCTCCTCGTTCAGCATCAGCCGATCGATGTTGTACAGGTACTGGACATAATCGAAATCAGTGATGTCGACGATGTCATCCCGGTGCAGTTCGTTCTTCACATAGACGGTCTGCGGATCAGTCGTTCTGTAAGCCAGCTTAATCTGACCGGTAAGCTGCTTCTTATGACCTTTCTGGTAGCCTTTAGCGCGCAGCTGCTCAGCGTTCCTGATGTCAACCAGACCGGTACGGACTCTGGAAATCGGGCTCTTATGAGTTTTGCTCATGACTGTATTGATCCAGCCCTGATCATTGGTGACCAGCTCGGGCGGAACTCCGGGATGAGCATCCTGGTACTCCGGAAGCAGCTTGGTGAACGAAGTGAACTGACCATACGGATCCTCCAGGTGGTCCGTGTTATCGAAGCCACCGACGTTCATAGAGGTCTCGTCGCCATGCTGCAGGCTGTTCTCTTCTTTATAAATCTCGAGTGCTTTCTGGAAAGATCCAACTCTAGAATCTTTAGCAAGGCTCAGAATCTCACCCTGGTCAGAGTGCGTGATAACATTGCGACGCACCGGCGCGTTCTCAAAAGCATTGTATTTCATGGAATTATCTCCTCCTTCATCGGAATGCTCTACTTCGTTGTCATCTTCGTCATCGCTGCCGCCTTTAGCGTTCTTAACGGCTTCGCCGATCATGAAGTACACGACGTTCTTTTGCTCTTCAGTCATTTCGTCAAATACGTCTTTTACTGTACGATCGTCTTTGCTCTTAGGCGCATCTGCCATCTCTTTATCCCCTTTCTTATCATCGCCATCGCTGTCATCAGCGTGCGCGAGTTCGATTTCATCGCCAGTGAATATGATTGCTTCATCCGCGATTTCTTCATACGTACCGTCTGAATGTGAGAGCACAGCGTTGTCAATGAAAGCTCCGGGATTAGCCCCGCCATAAACAAGCGATACTTCTCTGATCACGCCATGCAGCACATTGCCTGCCTGCTGTTTGAGATGATTAGCGTAGATACTCAAATACTTAACATCACCGTGTTTAACGGCTTCTTTAGCGTGCTGTCCTTCCGCCGAGTCGTTGAATGAACCATAAATATAAGGTCCTTCATCTCGATGCTCGATCGTGGCGTTTCCAAGCAATGTCAGCGGCGTATCATGACCGTGCCCCCAGACGAGCGAGACAGTCTGTCCGTCCATGTCTTTGAAAGCACCTTTTCTGATAGTCCTGCCATCTGAACAAGGAACGTCATAGCGGGAAGCCCAGCCACTAAAGTCGTAGTGTTTTCCAGCCATTTTGAATTTTCCTTTCTATTACATGCCTTCCTGTTCCTCTTCTCCTTCCGGAGCGTTTGCAATCGGTTTGTCATCCTGGACAGGCATGTTAGAATTGCGCAGCTCATCTGCAGCCGGATCATCCGACGGCTTGAAGCCAATAACCTGCCTAACTTCGTTAGACGACAGAATCTCATTGCGAGTTAATTTATCTGCAATCTCAGCCAACTGTGAAACCGGAGTAAGCTTGAACGGATCCTTGAAGAAGACGATCGACTGTCCTTTCGTTCTTGCAGTCTTTGTCAAGAACTTCCATTTCATCGAATCGACTATCGCCGAAACGATCGGTTCAATTGTTCGGTTTTCGTAGTTAAGCATGGTTTGCTCGTCCGCTGTACCATCGAATACGGACGGCGGCATACCAAGCTGAGAATGTAGCATGTTCATGTAGTACTCGACCTGCGTGAAAAGGTTATTCTCAATAGCGCGATTGAGCTGAATTACCTTTTCTGTTCCATCAATGTAAGCGACGCCGTATTTGGATCCAGTAAGCTGGCTTTCGACTTCGGCACGACGCATACTAGCCTGACGTTTTCTTGTATCTGAATGTGTCGAATATGGAACCTGAATGATTAGATCGAGTTTTCCGGATGAGGATTCTGTATCAATCATGTCCAGCTGACGAAGCTTCGTCGTCAATCTCTGGTATGTCGAGTTTGGCTCGTTCATGATTGAGTAGAATGGATTTTCTGGAAGGGCGACCATCGACTTAGGAAAGATACGGTCTTCCTTTTCTCCGGTCATTTCATTGTAAAGATTAACTTTTACATGCTGTGGAAACCATTCCACAACTTTACCGATACGCAGCGAACCAATGTCATATGATCCGGTATATCGAGGATCTTCGGTTGCCGACGTCGGCACGATTGCGATAACGCCTTCGTCCAACAGTGACATAGCGGCATCCTGTAAGAACTGTCTGGCAGTCTGATCGCAGTTTGCGTTAACCGTAAGACACTCGTTAAATAGACTCTGTATAGGTTCTCTGTAGCGTTTCTGATCATCAAGCCTGGCATGTTCCAAGCTGACCTTGGCTACATCAACTGCGATACGATTTAGTGTTGCTGTAACGATAGACCGCTCATTCCCTCTCGATAGAATTACATGATCTGGTCTTCCATTACCCCAGAATGTACTGGGCACAGTTACAGATGGCGTCGGATCACGCCCCATAAATGCATTCCAGCCATGCTGGAGTCTGTCTTTTAAGCTCATTTTGAATTTGTGCTCCTTTTCAAGTCTGACACTCTGACGCCATAGTATTTAGACTGGCATAATGTCATCGCATTCACCTACAGCTTGCTATTCACTTTACGAATAGTCTGTTTTGCTTTTTTAGCACCGGGACTATTAAATTCGTCCTGACGAATGTACATGGCTTTAGCTATTGTGCTAACCGCTCTACCACCAGTATGAGCAACCACGGCAGCTACTACTTT